AATCAGGCCCAATGAAAAAGATTGCAAAATATGGTGGTTTACCAAAACCAACAGGTTGTGTTTAATGGCTGATGATAAAAACACAGTTCACACACCTAAAACATTTTCTCTAGAAATAGAAAAAATTGCATTTGATAAAAGATGTACACATCTTGATGCAATATCAATATATTGTGAAAAGATAGGTATTGAACCTGTGTCAGTTGCAAAATTATTAACAAAAAGTTTAAAAGAAAAAATAGAGGCAAATGCAAGAGATTTAAATTATCTTCCTAAGGCAGCAAAGTTACCTATGTAATGCAACCAATAGATGCATATTTGATGTATTGTGCTATGAAAGCACATTTTGATAAAAGTGATTATGACTTTGTAAAATACAATGGTAAATCTAAAGTATCAAGAGATTCATTCTATAAAAGGAATGATAGAGTTTTTTTTGTTAAACTCACTCGTAAGTATAAAAGTAAACAAGATATACAAGACTACTTACTTGCTAATTTCTTAGTACACCCAAAAGGTTGGGTAGGTAAATTTGATGAAGATAATTATATACAATGGCAAAAGAAAATACAAAGTTTAAGTTATATGTTTAAATCAGAGATTGAACCTATATTAGATTCAAAACTTATTGCGGTATCTGAAAATACGCATCCTAAATTATTAAAAGAATATTTGGGCAAAAGAGTATCATTAGAAAGTATGATAATATTAGATTCAATATTAGGATTTAGTCATACATGGAATGTTAAACTTGAAGAAGATTATGCATGGAAAGATGTTTGTAAACTTATGGAAAATTATAAAAGTTTTTTAAAATTTGATGAAACAAAATTTAAATTTGTTTTAAAACAATTAATGTTATGATTGAATATGTATTAGTCGCAGTCTTACACTTATATGGTGATAAACTAGGGCCAGAGATGGTAATAGACTTCTATCCTACAGAGCAGAAATGTATAGAAGTGGCAGCCAATGCTCAATACATTGTAGATGAAATAGAATATCAATGGGATGGGTTTATGAAAGAAGAACGAAGTCATGGACATGTGGTGCCACCTATTGTGTCAATAGGTATGTTCTGTAAACCATTAGAGAGTGTGCCTGGTGAAGAAGTATGAAATCATTAGTTTATGGAAATGGTGAATCTAGACAAGTTTGGGATATAACTAAAAAATATGAGGGATTTACCACATGGGGTTGTAATGCAATATACAGAGATGCCGTTGTGGATAATCTTGTTGCAATAGATTATGGTGTACAACAAGAAATATATCAATCTGATTATGCAATAAAGAATAAATGTCATTTTGCTGATTGGTCAATCTTACAAGATTTTGACCCAGAGCTCCTAAAGATGAATTATACACCAATGGATATACATGAAACAGACAAAGGTGATATTACATCTTGCGTTGTTCAAGGTAAAGAAAGAGAAACTGCAGAAAAAAATTATGAAGAAATGATGAATCAATTCCCTCATCTAGACAAAGAAGACTGTAAGAATAAATGTTATACAAATGTTGGTTTATATGTTACATGGTTAAAAGAAAAAGACAAAGTAAACAATATAGAGTTTCCTATAAATTGGTGTGCAGGTGCAACTGCCATGTATCTATCATGTAAAGAAGGTGCCAAAGAAATATACATGTTAGGATTTGACCTAAGTGATTATGATGAGCCAATTAATAATATCTATAAAGGAACAAAGAATTATCTATCAGAAACATCAAGAGGATTTGATACTGATAATTGGACTACACAATTAATTCAAATATTTAAAGACTTCCCAGAAACAAAATTCTATTGGGTTGTCAATGAAGACGCTAGTCCTTTAGTTTGTAATAATGTCAAAAGTATTACCTATAAAACCCTTGACAAAATATGCGAATACCTGATATAGTAGCAAGATTAACTATTATAAATAGTTATGTATTGAAAAATACACACATAAACATACGATAAAATATAATAACATACGGAGAAAATAATATGTCATTAGATAGTCTAAAAAGTAGTGGGTCCCTTAACAAGCTGTTAGATGCTGCAAAGGGTGAAACTGCACCTCAAGAGAAAAAATCATATGTAGATGAAAGACTGTGGAAACCAGAGCTAGATAAATCTGGCAACGGATATGCAGTACTTCGTTTTTTACCAGCCGTTCAAGGCGAAGACCTACCATGGGCAAAAGTGTGGAATCATGCTTTCCAAGGCCCAACAGGTCAATGGTACATTGAAAACTCTTTAACAACACTCAATCAGAAAGACCCTGTGTCTGAACATAATACTCAATTATGGAATACAGGTTTAGAATCTGATAAAGAGATTGCTCGTAAACAGAAAAGAAAATTACAATACTTCTCAAACATTTATGTAGTAAGTGATACGAAACACCCAGAGAACGAAGGTAAAGTATTCTTGTTCCGTTACGGAAAGAAAATCTTTGATAAGGTAACTGCAGCAATGTCACCAGAGTTTGAAGATGAAAAGGCAATCAACCCATTTGATTTTTGGGAAGGTGCTAACTTTAAACTTAAAATCAGAAAGGTAGATGGTTATTGGAACTATGATAAATCAGAGTTTGAAGACACATCAAAACTTTTTGAGGATGATTCTGAAGCAGATAAAGTTTGGCAAGCACAACACTCTCTTAAAGAGTTTACTGCGGCTTCAAACTTCAAATCTTATGATGAGTTAAAAACCAGACTAGATGCAGTCCTTTCTGGTACTGTAAAAGTTGGTAATGTTGCTGATGATTTAGATGATGCACCTGTTGCAAAACCTAAAGTTGATACAAAACCTGTGACTACAAAAGTGGAAACACCTGTAGTTGAGGAAGATGATACATTAGCATACTTTGAAAAACTAGCTGAGTAATCTATGGAGTGCCCCTTTCTTTAGGGGCACTTTTCTTGTATAATTCTATACAATCCTTATAAATACATACATGGCAAGAAGTAAATATATCCAAAGTGTCTTAAAGGCAGCAGGTGGTAGACCCAAATCAACACAATGGTTTCGTGAAAAAATCAAAGAATTTGGAACACCAAACTCTGCTGATTTAATTCGTGATGGTAAAAGAACATCAACACCTACCTTTGGTCTACTAAATATGTTTATATATGACCCTAAACTAAAAGATAAATTACCATACTATGATACATTTCCTTTAGTATTACCTATTGAAAAATATAGTAATGGATTCTTAGGAATTAATATGCATTATCTATCTATGCCTATAAGAATTAGACTATTAGATAGATTGGTGGATTATAGTAATAATGATAAGTTTGATAGTTCTACAGAATTAAGAGTAGATTATAGTCGATTAAAAAAGATAGACTTAATTAAACCTTGTTTAAAAAGATATTTAGCAAGTAATGTTAAGACACAATTTAGAAAAGTAGAGGCAGATGAATTTATGGTGGCAACACTATTACCTGTACAGAGATTTAAAAAACAATCTGACAGTCATGTATTTGCAAAATCAAGAGGAATGATATAATGGCAGTAGGAAGTTTTATAGAGGCAGCTGCTTCATCAGTTTTAAATGAATTATTGTCATCATTTCATGATGATAATGGAATGGCATTGCCGTCACGATATGAGGCAATATTTTTACCACCATCGGGTACATTAGGAACAGGTGGCCCTGGTGCGTCACAAAACTTATTTTCACAAGTATTGTTTGGTGACATAGGTAATCAAGAAAAAAAAGAAGTTGGATATCAATGTCGTGATATATCATTCCCAGGTAGAAATCTAACAACAACAGATGATACAAATTTATATGGGCCTACTAGACAAATCGTAGATGGTTTTAGTTATGGAGATATTCAGGCTTCTTTTTATTGTCACAATGACATGAGAGAAAAAACATTTTTTGAAAATTGGCAGAAACTTGCATTTAATCATCAAACATTTGCAGTAAATTATTATGATGATTATGTGGGTACTATACAAATATATCAATTAGATCAAAAAAACAATAGAAGATATGGTGCTG